ATTTCAGGGCATGCAGGATCACACGGCCGAGACGATCAAGTCGCTGGAAGGGTTTGGTCGGGCCTGGTGCGAGGAAGCGCAGACACTGTCGCATCGGTCATTGCAGCTGCTGAGACCGACTATCCGACAGGACGCCTCGGAATTGTGGTTTTCGTGGAATCCGCGCCGCGAGATCGATCCGGTGGACGAGCTGCTGCGGAAAAAGACTCCCTCTAATGCAGCGGTCGTGCAGGCTAACTGGCGGGATAACCCATGGTTCCCGGCCGTACTGGAGCAGGAACGCCTGGATTGCCTGCGTGACGATCCGGACGAATACGACCATATATGGGAGGGGGAGTATGTCACGGTGGTGCGTGGTGCGTATTATGCGCAGCATCTCGCTGCCGCACGCAGGGAGAAACGAATCGGGCGGGTGCCGCGCGATCCGCTGCACATCGTCCGCCTGTACTGCGACATTGGCGGCACTGGCGCGAGATCAGACGCTTTCGCGATCTGGGCGATCCAGTTCATCCGGCACACTATCCGCGTGCTGGATTACTACGAGGCTGTCGGTCAGGACGTGGTCGAGCATTTGGACTGGCTGCGGGAACGCAAATACACGACCAAAAACGCCACGATCATACTACCACACGACGGCGTAACCCAGGATCGAGTATTTTCCAGCAGTTACGAGGGCGCGTTTCGGAGCGCCGGCTATGCGGTGCGCTCCCAGAAAAACCTGGGCGCAGGTGCCGCAAAGGCACGCATTGTTGCGTTGCGGAAAATATTCAGCAAGATCTGGTTCAATGAAGCCACCACGCGCCCAGGATTACAGGCGCTTGGTTGGTATCACGAAAAATGGGATGAACAGCGAGCAGTGGGACTCGGTCCAGAGCACGATTGGTCCAGTCATGCTGCCGATGCACTGGGACTGATGGCGACGGATTACGCAGAGCCCACGTCTACACGCGGGAAAACACAATTAGAACCAGAGGTTACCCCAGACTATTGAGGAATTGACATGGCAGAGCAAAACACACCAAACACACGGGTACAGCGCTACGACTGGAAGGCCGCCGTGGCCGAAGTCGAGGATCTGGAAGCGCCGCATATCGCGTATCGATTCAGCAAAAAGGACTACCTGGAAACGGACAGCGCCGGGGTGTATACCGACGATGAATGAACCACTCGCGGTGAGAAAACATTACGCCGGGGTCAATCTGAGCACGATGATGAGTGATCCTGATGTCTATGTGAGACTGCTGATCGAGGAGGCTAACGTCCGGACGATGGTCGACAATATACTGACAGCGCTGCATCAGGCCTATCCGGCTTATGTCGGGAAATGGCATATCGTCGTCAATGCGGCCCCGACTGGCGGTATAATCCAGGTCAGGAATACAGCGATATCCATGCGATACGGATTCCAGATGCCGATCGCAATGGTGGATCCGGAGATGAAGAACGTAAAAATGATGGCCGGAGAGCTGTTTGAGCGGTATCGTTTGCGCCGCGGCGTCGGGCATCGAAAAGCCGATCAAGATCTCAGCGATCTGGCTGCTCGGCGCAACCGCGCTACCGGCGAGGCCGAGCCGGACCAATGAGCCGGACCGGATTGCTGGAGGCCGGCAGGACGCCGAACCAACACCTGAACGATCAGGACATCCCGACATCGGCCGCCGGAAGTGCTCCGTCCACGTCGGATCCCCCCGGGGACGGGGCGACCGAGGAAGAGTTGGCACGAGCCAGGGAGCGGGATCAGTGGCTGCAGATGGCCAGGGACGCCTATCAGACGTCTGAGGATTATTTTGACGCCTCAATACGCGCCGGGATCGAACGCAACATTGCGCATTTTGCTGGTCGCCATGCGCCGGGATCTAAATATTACACCGACCTGTACAAATATCGCGCACGCGGGTTCCGCCCCAAGACACGATCCGTGGTGCGGCGAAACGAGGCGAAGGCGGCGATTGCGCTGTTTTCGACAGCCGAGGCGGTGAACGTCGAGGCTGAGAATGACTCGGATCCGGGGCAAATCGTGTCGGCCGAGATCAACCAGGAAATCATATCGTATCGTCTGGATACCACGATCCCCTGGTACCAGATCGCGATCGGGGCGTATCAGGATACGCTCGTAACCGGGATCTGCATATCACACCAATATTGGGATTACGAGGAACAGGAGATTGAGGAGACGCTGCTGGATGAGCGCGGCGAAACGATCATCGACAACGATACCGGCCAGGCCGCTGTCGGTATACGCCGGGTTGTCGTCAAGGATACGCCCAAAATTGATCTACGGCCGATTGAGAACATCGGGTTCAGCCCGGGCTCGGACTGGACTGATCCGATCAACACATCACCGTACATCGTGGACAGGATCCCGATGGAGATCGGAGAGGTCAAGGAGCGCATGGACGGCAACAACCGCAAATCGCGCATCCCCTGGTACCCTGCAGACGACGGACTGCTGAGACAGGGCCTCACCGAGCAATACGATCCGGTTCGCTCACAACGTGAGGGGCAGGACCGGACCGACAGCAAGGACCAGAGTCATCAGTTCACGGATTTCGATGAGGTGTGGGTGCATCGAAACATTATCCGTCGGCGCGGCGTGGATTACGTCTATTACACCCTGGGCGTGTACCACCTGCTCTCTGATCCGATTCCTCTGACCGAAGAGTATCCGCACCTGAAACCGGGGCAGCGCCCCTATGTGATGGGCGCCTCAAATATTGAGACGCACAAAACGTACCCGGAATCACTCGCCGGGTTGTCGTCGAGCCTGCAGCAGGAAGCCAACGACATCAATAATCAGCGGCGGGACAACGTTCAGCTAGTGCTCAATCGTCGCTATTATGCGCGGCGCGGCGCTCAGATCGATTACCGATCTCTGGTGAGGAATGTTCCGGGATCGGTCACGGAAATGGATGACGTCCAGAATGATATACGATCCGAGGCTCCTCCCGAGGTCACCGCATCCAGTTATCAGGAGCAGGACCGGATCAATGTCGATTTCGACGAACTGACCGGCTCATTCTCCACGTCCAGCGTGAGCAGTAACCGCCAACTGAATGAGACCGTGGGCGGCATGGAATTGATGTCCGGTGACGCAAATGAAGTGACTGAATATCAATTACGGACGTTTGTATCGACCTGGGTAAAGCCGGTCTTGATGCAGATCATTCAGTTGGAGCAGCGGTTCGAGACAGACGAGGCAATATTCCGACTGGCCGGCAACAAGATCCAGGCCTGGCAGAAATACGGCATCGACCAGATCACCGACCGCATGCTCCAGGGCAGCATGACGGTCAAAATCAACGTTGGATTCGGGTCTACCAATCCGGATCAGAGAATCAAGAAGATTGTTACCGGCGTAACCAGCGTTATCAACCTCGTCCCGAACATGCGCCAGCAACTGGACGGCGCCGAGGTGGCCAGGGAAATATTCGGCGCAATGGGATACGATTCTGCCGACCGGTTTTTCCCGCCGGTCGATCCGCAGAATCCGCCAGCACCGATGGAAGATCCGAAGGTGTCGGTCAAAAAGATGGAGATCCAGGCAGACCAGCAAAAAATGGCGGCACAACAGAAATTTGACATGGAAATGAAACGTCTGGATCAGCAATACCAGCAGGCGAATCAGCAAGCCGAGCGACGCATGAAGCTGGCGATGTCCAGGATTGACTGGGAAAAGATGATCATGACCCTGGCAAAAGACAAGGATCTGACTATCGAACAGATCAAGGCAAAGCTGGCAGAATCCGCTATGAGAGAGCGCAACCAGAATCAGCGCCTGGCAGTAGAGCGCGCACACGCGACCACGATCGGTAAGGGGCGCGGACTTTGAGCGATTGGGACGAATGCGCCAGCGACGAGCAAAAAACGGTGATGCGCCGCGTCCAACTGGGGATCGAGGCCGAGGCGTTCAAGCGGACACCGCTAGGGCGGTATCTGCAGGATCGCGCAGATCACGAGCGTGATGCGCTGATTGTCAAGCTGATCGACGCCGATCCGGACGACGTGAAGACCAATACTGATGTACGTAATGCGTTGCATGTGGTGGATATGATTGAGGACTGGATTGATGAAGTGCTCAGTTCCGCCGTGGCAGCGCAACAGCAACTGAATGAGATGGAGGCCTCCGAGTCTCCAGACTGACCCGGCCCGCTTAAGCGGGCTTTTTAATGCCCATCAACAAGACGGCGAGGAATAACCAATGAACGACACGGTCGAAAACCGCAACGACGTAGAAGTAGAAGTAGAAGATACCAACCGGACAAAAGTGCCGATCCGGCACGAATCCGACGTGATAGAAAGCAAGGAGGCCGGCAATAACGCCAAAACCGCAACGGACGAGGACGATCGACCCAGAGATCCTCGGTCTGAAATCGCGGAAAAATTCGAGAGAACTCACCGTAACTTTAGCGCTGAGCAACCATCGGATCCGGATGCAGATGAGGGCGACGATGAGACCGCCCCCGCTGAACCGGAAATGATCACCGTTAAGGTGAACGGCAAGGAACGCCAGGTTGACAAAGCCAAGGTGGATGCTGCTGGAGGCGTGGAAATCTACCAAAAGCAGCTTGCAGCCAATGAGGGCCTGCGCCAACTGTCAGAAGACCGGAAACTCCTGGATCAGGAGATCACCCGGATCCGACAGGAGCGTGAGGCTCTGGAGCAACAAATGGCCGAGCTATCCCGGCCCAAACCGGACGCAGAACGTGATCTACCAGAAATCGATGGCGATCAACTCCAGGCGCTGAAACAGAAGGCCAGTGGCTTTCGTGAAGCCCTGTTCGACGGCGATGAAGACAAGGCCGACGAGATCCTGACCGAGCTATTGATCGAGGCGCAGAAAAATCCTGCTACCCCGAACGATGCAGAGTCCGTGGTCGAGTCTGCGGCGTCCAAAGCCGTACAGATGATTGAGCAAGATAACCACCGCAAGTCACTGATCAACGCATTTGAGGCGTTTCAATCCGACTACTCGGACATCGTTGATGATCCTCGGCTGTGGAATATGACGGATGCCGAAACCGTGTTAGTCAAGCGGGAACATCCGGAATGGACCCCCGACAAGATCATGCGCGAAGCCGGAGACCGGATCAGGCAATGGCGTGATACCAGGAGCGGCGAACAACCGCCTAAACCGGGTAATGGCACTACCATTGATGACAAGCGGCAGGAAAAACGCCAATTATCGACTCCAAGCGGCGGTTCGCGGCGAAGTCAGCCGAAACCGGCGCCGAAACCGGAAACCAACTCGGAATACATCCAGCGCCTGCGTCAACAACGCGGACTGGAATGACCGGTTGGGTTGATTCAATCATTTCATTTACGAGGTAAATCACTATGGCAGGTCAAGTTTGGGAAACCAACTCGGCTGGCGGGTTAACTACATAGGCTCGCCAGGATAATCAAAACTTCACTATATGCTGGAACCTCTCGTGAGGTCATAACTGCTACCAGGCAAAAATGTTATGAATAGAGAAAATCAGCAGAAAACCCCAACAGAATCAGAGATAGCCTGGCTTGCGGGAGTAATAGAATGCGATGGCAGCGTGATGTTAAGCGCTCATTGCAGGAAAGAATGCCCCCAGGCAATGCCAAAAGTCGGTGTAGAAATCAAATTCTACAATACGGACGCAGGACTGATAGCAAAAGTGGTAGACATTCTGGAGCGTCTGGGTGTCGGGCACTATATTGTTAACCGTCCACAAAAACTCATGGAGATGAGCAACGGATCTGTATATGGCGCAAAAAAGGACATGCTCGCTGTAGTCGTGAAAAGACTGACGGCGGCGTATAAGCTATCAAAGATACTAGAGCCTTGGATGTTTGGCGAAAAGGGCCATCGTCTACGCTTGATGATTCAATTCCTTGCCAGAAGGCACAAAAAAACCGGGTTCTCAAATACCGGCAGCGCAAAGAGCGGGGAATACGACAGAGGAGATATAGAACTCATTCAACTGTTCTATAAGGACTTTGTAAAGAAACCAAGCGTAAACAAGGATCTTGTTGAGGGGCTTCTCAGAGACTATACGTGAAGCGCCGCAAGGCGAAGATAGAGTCCGAACTCGCAGGAGACTGCGAGAGGGGATGAAGTGAAGTAATCCCCCGCCCGGAAGGGTCAGTAGGCCGAGAGGCCGAAGTAACAGCATGATATGTATTCTGGCGAACTGAGCCAGACACTGCGTAATGCCCTGCAACCCATGACGCGGTTTGTTCAGCATTGTGATGCTGACGATTTTACCGATAAAGGGTTGCATATCGGAGACGAGTTCCAGTGGAACATCTACTCCGATGTCGGCACCCAGGGTGGCCGTCTCGAAGAGCGTCAACGTATGCCGGAAACGAGTTTTACCATCACACAGGGCAGCGGCACTGTGTACGAATTCGGTAACTCGGTCCCGTACAGCGGCGTTCTTGACGACCGTTCCGCGCATCCGGTCAAGAAGATCATTCACAAGGCGTTGAAAAACGACAGCGTGAAGGCCTTCGAGTCCGAAGCGCACACACAGTTTGCGGCAACCAAGCTCACTGTGACGCCCGCCTCCGGCAACAGTGCGACGGCGATCACACTGGAAACCACAGGCACAGCGACCGCGACCAATAATTTGGCGATGAATAATACTCACGTCAAGCTGATCAGCGATCAAATGAAGGAGCGGAATATTCCGGTCTACGCCGACGGCAACTACCGTTGCATCGGCCGGCCGACCACATTTCGCGCCTTCAAGGACGACCTGGAAGCCATTCATCAGTACCAGGATCCGGGTTTCAGTCTCATCCTGAACGGCGAAATTGGTCGGCACTATGAAGGTATGCGGTTTTTCGAGCAGACGGCGATTGCCAGCCAGGGCTGGACGAACGCAAAGTCTGATCAGGCATTCTTTTTTGGTGAAGACACTGTCGTCGAGGCGATTGTTTGTCCGCCCGAGATCCGCGGTAAACTCCCCGGTGACTACGGTCGAGACAAGGGCGTTGCCTGGTACGCGGAGGAGGGTTTTGCTCTCGTCCACACCACGGCATCGGAAGCACGAATCATCGAGTGGGCTTCGGCCGCTTAACTACAGGAGACGATAATATGAGTTATTCAAATCCAATGGTCGTCACCTACGTTCTGCCGGCAGTCGATTTCGGCGCGGGCACCACAGGTCACGCCGTCAAGGCGCCGGCCGGTTACGAGAACGGGCGGCTCATCGATGTGGGCGTTGCAGTCACGGAAACATTCAACCAGGTTACCACCCCGGGCTATGTCCGGGTGGGTACCGCGGCTGATCCGGATGCGTATGCGGAACTCAATATGGGGGCCGCCGCTGCAACTAATTTTTACAATACGCAGGACGATACGGACGCGATCATCAATGCTGATGTGGACAACACTCAGTTGGAGGTCGCATGTGTTGCGCCGACGGGCGGCACGCCTGCCGGCATCGGCACAGTCCATGTCACGATTGCGTGGTTCTGACAGGAGGTGTGTTATGGGACCAGTAAGCAACAAGGGTAAAAAGGCAAAGTTATCATCCGACTCCGTCAAGGATCTGGGGCTGTCAGAACAGTCCAGGATCGAAGGCGGCTCAAAGATGATGTTGCGTTATGAAACCTCCGAGGCAACACAGCGCCCGGAGGGTCATGACAAAACGATTCACGACGAGCGCGGCACATTCAAGGACAAGTGCTGAGCCTTTATAGCCCGTAAACCACAGGGGCGGCTATCAGCCGCCCTTTTTTATTGGAGACTGAAAATATGAGACCAATGACAGAACAGCACGGCGGTGTGGAAACAAGTCAGGAATTCGGCGGCAAACCGAAATATTCCGGCGGCAGAGATTATTCCATCGGCGCTTACGGCAGGAACGGATTTTGCTGCGCACCCGATATCGACAGCGACTGGTCAGAAAAGGATGCCCGCGAAACCGGTCTGAACATGAGAAAACCGTTATGAGACTCGACAAAACAAAACCCTACGGCACTGTGTATGGCGCCACGGAAAACGGCGCACGGTACGTGCAAAACGGCGTGGAATTCGATGGAGAAGGGAAGCCCTGCCACGATCAGCAAAGCGTTATTCAGGCCATTTCCGACCAAAAACAGCGAGAGGCGGAGCGGGCTATTCGCGAAGCCGAGGAAGCACTGGCAGCCGCCAAAGCCGCCGCCGGCGGCAAGGAGCATGCTGATCGCACCGGAAACCCCGACGATGTCGAGGAGATCGCCTACGAAGACATGAGCGCTGCCGATTTGAAGGTTCTGGTCAGAGATCTCGGCGGCTTGTACACGAACAAAGAGGATGCGGTTGCCTGGCTGGAACAGCAAGACTATCTGGAACCGGCTGAATAACGACCGGCGCCATGAATTTTTTGGCCATTTGTCAGCAGCTCGCCGACGAGGCGGACATTCCGCGTTCAGGGTTGACCGACGTGGAGAACGTTACCGGCGAGTTGTCTGATGTGGTTCGCTGGGCCAGGGACGCCTATACGGATATCCAGACCCAGCAGGACGGCAAATGGAAATTTTTGCACTCGGAATATGAGCGCCGGACCCGGGCCACAATGACTCTGGACGCGGGGGCCGCCGTGGATAACGGCGGCGGTACGGTGGATATTCCCATTACCGCCCATGGGTTTTTTGCGAACGATTATCTCACGCTTCGCGGGACCACGAATTACGACGGCACGTACTTAATTGCAGTTCCTGATGCAAACACTGTCAGGATCACGGCAACCTATACGGCCGAGACGTTTGCCGGCACGGAAAAAGCCTTCGTGCAGGACTATGAGTTTCTGGTTGCTGACAGCATCCAGGCATTCGACCATAACCAGTTCTACTATTACCAGACTTCACTCGGCGCTAATAACCGATGCAGACTGAAATACTGCGAATTCGAGGAGTTCAAGCGCAAATACTATGATTACAGCGTCACTGACGCACCAGCAGCCATCACCATCACCCCGAACAAGCGTCTGCGTGTGTATCCTGCGCCGGATACAGTGTACACCCTCCAGGGTGAGGCGTTTTCCACACCGCAGATCCTAGCGGTTAATGCCGACACCCCTTCTATGCCGGCCAATTTTCACAACATGATTGTCTGGAAAGCGCTGCTGGACTACGCCGGACACGAGGAAGCCGGATCCCCGTTTCAGTGGGCCGCGATGCGATTCGACGAAAAATACAATCAACTGCTCTGGCAGGAAAAATATGAAACCGAACTCATGGTCGTGAGGCCAGCATGACGTATGGGGATCCCCTGGGCAAAAAAAAGATTACCGAACACAACGGTCCGGCTGGATCGGATCGCGTTTCAGGGAGGTTATAACACCGAGACGCCGCCCCTGGAGATCCCTCCCGGGAACGTGGTGGATGCGGAAAACTATGAAATCCAGATCAACGGCGGGTATCGCCGGATCCCGGGGTATGAGCGTTACGATGGCCGGGATTCGCCGTCAGCGCAGAGTTATTACACGTTGCCGGCGGATGTTACCGGCGCGTGGGTTCTGGGCGACACCGTTACCGGGGGAACCTCGGGCGAGACGGCCACGGTCATCGGAGCGACCGATACAGGGTTCTTAATCGCCAATGCGTCCGGCACGTTTGTTGACACTGAAGATTTGCAAATCAGCGCGGCCTCCGTGGGAACCTGCGAAGGCGCCCAATTCATTGGTGGGGCGCCCACGTCGGGGGATGATGCCGCCTACAAGAATCTAGCCGCCGATGTCTATCGTGCGCTCATCAGTGCGGTGCCTGGGTCCGGATCGGTGCTGGGTGTTCATATCTATAGCGGCGATATCTACGCATTCCGCAACAATACCGGCGGCACGGCAGCCGCGATGCACAAGGCGACCAGTTCCGGCTGGTCGGTCGTAAAT